CAATTCAAACTACTACAAAGATGTTATTAAAAATAAGTCACAGTATGTTTGGTCCTTGTCACACCCAACAAACCTAGGTTCTGGTACTGCTTGGGGTTCTACAGCAAACGTAAGTGCATTTAAACTTCTGACAAGCAACTCATCTAACTCACTATCTGCTGGTGCTGTTGGCACAAGTGGTACAGCAAACGTCACATCTGGATGGGATCAGTTCAAGAATGCAGAATCAGTTGATGTTTCTCTGCTTGTAACTGGCACAGGTAACAGCACAGTTGCTTCATATGTTATCAGCAATATTGCTGAATCACGTAAAGACTGCGTAGCATTTATTTCACCAGAAAAAGCAGACTGTGTTGATAATGCTGGTAACGAAGTAACTGATATTACAGCATTCCGTAATGGTCTAACATCATCTTCATACTCAGTGCTGGATTCTGGTTATAAGTATCAGTATGACAAATACTCTGATACATATCGTTGGATTCCTCTGAATGGTGACATTGCTGGTCTGTGTGTTCGTACAGACTACGAACGTGATCCATGGTTCTCACCAGGCGGCTTGAATCGTGGTATCATCAAAAATGTAATTAAACTTGCTTGGAACCCAACAAAGACAAATCGTGATGATCTATATCAAGTGGGTGTAAACCCTGTAGTAAGTTTCCCAGGTGAAGGCACAGTTTTATTTGGTGATAAAACAATGTTGAGCAAGCCAAGTGCATTTGATCGTATCAATGTTCGCCGTTTGTTCATCGTACTTGAAAAAGCAATCTCACGTGCAGCACGTTTCTCTCTGTTCGAATTCAACGATCAGTTCACACGTGCCCAGTTTGTTGCTTTAGTTGAACCATTCTTGCGTGATGTACAAGGTCGTCGTGGTATTACAGACTTCCGTGTAGTCTGTGACGATACAAACAACACAGGAGAAATTATTGACCGTAATGAATTTGTTGGTGACATTTACATCAAACCTGCTCGTTCTATCAACTTCATTCAACTTAACTTTGTTGCGGTACGCACTGGTGTAAGTTTCAATGAGGTAGTAGGTGCAGCCTAAATAAAAGAGAAACAGGAGAATAATAAATGGCATTTAACGTAAATCAGTTCCGTTCACAATTAACAGGTGACGGTGCCCGCCCAAATCTATTTGAGGTAAGTATGCCGTTTCCTGCGTTCTCAGCACCAGGAAACGCACAAACAAAAATGACGTTCATGTGTAAAACAGCACAACTTCCAGGTTCAACTCTGGGTGTTGTGCCAGTTCAATACTTTGGACGTGAATTAAAGTTTGTGGGCAATCGTACTTTTGCTGATTGGACAGTAACAATCATCAACGATGAAGACTTTGTTGTACGCAATGCATTCGAACGTTGGATGAACAACATCAATAGCCATAATCTAAACGTTCGCAATCCAGTTGCGGGTTCGCCTCTTGGCTATACAGTTGATGGTGAAGTTACTCAGTTTGGCAAAGCAGGTAACTCAATCAAAAAATATAAGTTTGTCGGTATGTTCCCATCAGACATCACACCAATTGATGTTGATTGGGGATCAAATGATACAATTGAAGAGTTTTCTGTAACGCTGACCTACCAGTGGTGGGAAGCAGTTGCAGATGGTGTGGTCTAAGAGTAGGGCTTTTGCCCTACTTTTATTACAGGATGATATTTAATGGCAATTAAACTTTTTGGGTTCAATTTAGGCTCGAAGGATGTCGTCAAGGCTGAGAAGCCCGAACAGGCATCCTTTGCTTTGCCTTCTGCAACCGTAGATGATGGTGCAGTTACCGTTACGCAGAATGCGTATTACGGTACCTATGTTGATCTAGAAGGTTCTGTTCGTAACGAAATAGAACTTATCACACGATATCGTGAGATGTCGAATCACCCTGAATGTCAAATGGCAATTGATGAAATTGTCAATGAAGCCATTACTCATGACGAACAGGGTAAAGTGGTTGACATTGTTCTAGATAATCTGAAACAACCAGAATCTATTAAGAAAAAGATTTCAGAAGAATTCAACAACGTATTGAAGATGTTGAACTTCAGCAATTTGGCTGATGATCTATTTAAGCGTTGGTATATTGATGGTCGTATGTTTTATCATGTTGTAGTAAATGACAAAAATCCTAAAGAAGGTATTCAAGAACTTAGATACATTGATCCACGCAAGATTCGTAAAGTGCGTGAAATCAAAAAAGATCGTGATCCTAAAACAGGTGCAATGATCGTTGTATCGGTTGCTGAATACTATGTCTATAATGACCGTGGCACAACAACTCAAACGTTTACATCAAATGTAGGTCAAGGTATTCGTATTGCACCAGACGCAATCATCAATATTAACTCTGGTTTGATGGATGCAAAGAATACATTTGTTATCTCATATCTACACAAAGCAATCAAGCCACTCAATCAACTTAGAATGATTGAAGATGCGATTGTCATCTATCGTATTAGTCGTGCGCCAGAACGCCGTATATTTTACATTGACGTAGGTAACTTACCACGTGGTAAAGCAGAACAATATCTGCGTGACATCATGATCAAGTACCGTAACAAGTTGGTGTATGATGCCAACACTGGTGAGATTCGTGATGAACGTAAACACATGTCAATGCTTGAAGACTTCTGGTTGCCACGTAGAGAAGGTGGTAAAGGTACAGAAATCACTACACTACCTGCTGGTCAAAACTTAGGCGAACTAGAAGATGTCAAATATTTTCAAAAGAAACTTTTACAATCGCTTAATGTCCCATATTCAAGACTTGAATCACAAGAAGGTGGGCTTGCTGGCCTTGGTCGTAGTCAAGAAGTTACACGTGATGAATTAAAGTTTGCTAAGTTTGTCATTCGTTTGCGTAATAAGTTTTCGCAAGTGTTTGACGAAGCAATGAAAATACAATTGGTACTTAAAGGTATTTGTACACGTGAAGAATGGGATTCATTTAAAGAAGATATTTACTACGACTTCCGTAAAGACAATAACTTTACCGAACTGCGTGAAGCAGAATTGCTACAAAACAGATTGCAAATGGTTGGCATGGTTGATCCATTTGTTGGCCGTTATTTCTCTAATCATTACGTTCAGAATAAGATTCTTATGATGACTGATGAGGAGATTGAAAAGATGCAAGAGCAAATTCAAAAAGAAAAAGATACGTTGCCTTCTGATATGCAAGGTCCTGTGATGGGAGGTCCGCCACAAGGTGCTGCACCACAAGCAGAACCAGAAGACAATACAGTTGAAAACACTGAAGAAACAGAAGAGTCGTTGACACCTGGTCTTGACGATGAAGTGAACAAGTCGGTGGTCAGTATAAATAATAGACGCAGATAAGAAAGGTTATTATGGAAATCAAAGACGTTATTAATAATATTGCTGCTGGTGATAGCGCAGCAGCAAAAGAAAGTATAGAAAATGTTTTATCCGCAAAAGCGTTCGATGCGCTCCAAGGCCGTAAGCAAGAAATCGCTTCTACTTTATTTGGCGGGAAAGACCAAAGCGACGAAGAAGTTACCGACAGTGAAGAAACCGTAGAACAAGAATGAAGTCTTTACTGGAATTTAAATCTATCGTAGAAGAAGAAAAGTCGGACTATTCAAAGTTCGACGCTCTTGTTCGTGCGGGGTTGGCAAACAAAGCACAGTTGGCACGTATTCACAAAATCTTAGATAGGATGGGTGAAGAACGACCACAATTCAATAATGCTGACCGTGAAATCATGCGTAATCTTTTCAATCGCATGGTAGATTTAGTTTCTAGTAAACAGATTTATGGTAAAGCAAGACAAGCAGTGCGTGAAGAAGTAGAACTTAATGAAGCACGTATGGATTCACCATTGGTGCCAGATCCACCAGTTATTCTAGTAATCAAAAGAAAAGCAGTCAGATTATATCCAGATGGTACACGTATTGCATTATATTACAGTGATAAGTTAAAGCGTGTGTTCAGCGTACCATATGGTACTCCTATAGATGCACCAATTCAAGCAGAAGAATATATTAAAGAATTGGTAGAAGCGGAAGAGTTATTGCTGAATGATGGTAATGTAATCAATCTGAACGAAGAAACAAAACAACAAATTATAAACACATACGGTCAGTTGGAAGAAGACAGTAAAGAATATTTCTGGCAACAACTAACTGAATCTGTAGCAACGTTTGGAAAACTCTATGAATTTTGTAGAACTAATTCTACAGAATAAACTAGACGAAGCCAAAGAGTTAATCTTTGCTCGTTTAGATGATATTGCTTCTGTTAGATTAGAAGAAGCAAAGCCATATGTCGTTGATGCGATGTATGAAGAGATTGAAGTTGACGAAGAAGTATTAGAAGAAGCGGCAAAAAAGCGCAATCCAAACATTCAAAAAATGGGTCGCATTACAAAAGTACGTCGCCGCATTCGTCGCAACAAAAAAGGTAGAATTATCGTACAAAGAAATGTACGCAAATCAGGTATTAAAGGTTATCGTATTTCTGGTAGTACAGTCAAACGTATACCAGCAACAGTAAGATTACGCAAAGCACGTTTGTTAAAACGTTCTTGGAAGACTACAAGAAAAAGTAAACTCAGACGCACATTGTTGAAAAGAAAAATGTCAATGCGCCGTCGTCAAGCAATGGGACTAAAATAAATGGCATATGAAATTACACATATTAATAAACAAAAGTCATTGATTCGTATTGTTGGACCTGACGCAGCACGAATTAATCTTTCACAATTAGCCAGAAATTCAGGCGAAACAGTGCAATCAGCATCAATTTCAATTTCGTCCGGTGTCACAGACGGACATTGGCACGTTTATCGTGGTAATGATGCTACTGGTGTTTTGATTTTGGAATTACCGGCATTTCATCATTTTGCTTTTGGTGAGTTTGATATTGAAGTTGCTAATAATTCTACATCAAATATTTACGTAGATAATACTGGAACTGCTGGAACAATTCTATTGCAAGTTTCAAAAACATCAACGTTCAATCCTCCATTGGATAGCAAATAAGGATTTCCATGAAACTCATTAAAGAACACATTGAAAATGTAAGATATCTTACCGAAAAAACAGAAGACGGTAAGAAACATCTTTACATTGAAGGTACATTTTTAGTTGGCGATGCAGTGAATCGCAACAATCGTATGTACAAAATGGACACACTTCGTAATGAAGTAGCACGATATACAGAAGAGTATATCAACACAAATCGTGCGCTTGGTGAACTCGGACATCCTGATACACCATCACTGAATCTAGAACGTGTGTCACATAAGATTACAAGTTTGGTAGAGAATGGTAATACATTTGTGGGTAAAGCACTCATTATGGAAACACCTTATGGTTTGATTGCCAAGAATCTCATTGAATCTGGCGTTAACCTTGGTGTTTCTTCACGTGCTTTAGGTTCTGTCGTAATGACAAAAGAAGGTTATAATCTAGTACAAGACGACCTGCGCCTTGCAACTGCTGCTGATATTGTTGCTGATCCTTCCGCCCCTGGTGCTTTTGTTCAGGGCATTATGGAAAATAAAGAATGGTTATTCGTAGAGGGTAAGTTTGTTGAGTCTCATATCGACTATGCTAAACAGCAAATTCGCAAAGCATCACGCAGAGATATTGAAACGGTTGGATTGCAACTTTTCGAAAACTTCCTACGAAAACTTTAAAATTTATAAATAGAAAATCATAAGGAGATATTCAATGGCAACAAACAAACTCATGGAAGCAGCGGCAGAAATTCTTGCAGGAAGCAAGTCATCTGCTCCTGGTATGCCAATGCCTAAATTAACTCAGAATACACCTCCAGGCAATCCTGGAACACCTGAAGATTTGGGCGGTCCTACACCACAAAATTATAAGCCAAATGATGATTCTGCTAAGTTGACAAACAAGGCAAAAGACTCATCAAGTGGTAATCAATCATCACTCAACATGAAGCCTTCACACGCATCAAGTGATGTTCAACTTGGCGATAAGCATATGCGTCCAGGTTCAGGCACAAACATGATGCCTGAAGAAGAAGAGTATGATGATCAAGAACAACTTGATGAATTGAGTAAATCTACGTTAGGGTCTTATATTAAAAAAGCCTCTTTTGGTCCAAAAAGTATAGTAAAAAGATCACAAGATATTGACCATGCGAAAGATGATGATGATCTTAATCGTAAGGTCGATAAATACTATAATCGTTCTAGAGGTATTGCTAAAGCAGCGGATCGTTTGTCTAAAGAAGATATCGATTACTCCGACTACGATTTAGTTGAAGAGATGAGAGCGCAAATGCATGAAGATATTCAAGCACTATTTGCAGATGATCAAACTATTTCTGAAGACTTCAAAGTAAAGGCTGCTACAATCTTTGAAGCACGTGTGTTTGACCGTGTTGCACAGATTCAAGAGCAAATGGAATCAGAATATGCTGGTATGTTGGCTGAAGCCGTTGAAACAATCAAAGCAGAACTAACAGAAAAGGTAGATGACTATCTGAACTACGTAGTAGAGCAGTGGATGGAAGAAAACGAAATCGCTATTGAAAGCGGTCTGCGTTCAGAAATCACAGAAGACTTTATTGCTGGTCTGCGTAATCTTTTTGCCGAAAACTACATTAACGTTCCAGAAGATAAAGTCGAACTGGTAGATGAACTTGCATCTAAAGTCGAAGAACTGGAAGTTAAACTGAATGAAGAAATTGAAGCCAATATTCAGTACAAAAAACAACTTACTGAAGCAATCAAAGTACAACTGGTAAATGAAGTTTGTGAAGGCCTCACAGCAACTCAAGTAGAAAAAATTAAGTCACTTGCAGAGAGTGTAGAATTTTCCACAGAGGAAGAATTCGTAGAAAAACTTGAGACAATTCGTGAGAACTACTTCCCATCAGGCGTTAAGAAAGCCGATGTTGCTCAACTTCATGAAGAAGTAGAAGACGATGGTAGCGAAAAGAAAACTGCCGCTGACCCATACGTAGCTTCGGTTGTACAAGCGATTTCAAAAATCAAACTTTAAATAATAACAAAAGGAGATACAATAATGTATTTGTCTGAAAATCTACAAAACAAATGGGAAAGCGTTCTGGATCATCCAGATATGCCAAAGATTGCTGACCCATATCGCAAAGCGGTTACAGCGGTCATTCTTGAGAACCAAGCTCAAGAGATGATCAAAGAATCTGGTATTCTGCAAGAAACAGGTTCACCAACTAACTTTGCTGGTACAGGTGGTTTCGGTGGCGGTGCTGCTGCTGCTGGTCCTGTTGCTGGTTTTGACCCAATCCTGATCAGCCTGGTTCGTCGTTCACTGCCAAATCTGATTGCTTATGACGTTTGCGGCGTTCAGCCAATGACAGGCCCAACCGGTCTGATCTTTGCAATGCGTACACGTTATGCTGGTCAAACTGGTACAGAAGCATTCTACAACGAAGCAAACACAGCATTCTCAGGTGCTAA